GCAGTAAATAGTCATCAATGTTCTTAACTACAGATTTAATACTTCCCTGTGCTGCACCCATAAGCATACTAATGCCTGATGCAGTTCTACCTACACCTGATACACCTGTCTGACCATGTGCAAAGCTAGGAAAGCCAGTGCTTTCATCTGCAAGTACACGTGCTTTATCAAATAGTTGCAGGTTTTCACCAGATACATTAGGAAATTTAGTACCAAAAATAGCTTGTCCCGGTGCGCCACCTTGACGCCTAAAGACTTTGCCGGGATACAATGACAAGTCCTGACCGGGAACTAAATTTGTTTCGTCAATCTCTATAAGTAAATTACCTGATAGCACAGCGTTGTCCACAGCCATACGCATAAAACCATTACAAAGAGTTTGCGTATCGTTCATGTTTTCAGCTATACCTACACCAAAAAAACTATAGGGATTAAGTTCATACGGGGCAGCATGATAAGGTATACGGGCTGGTTTAAATGGATTAATTACCATACGTAGTAATTTACCATTACATATCCATACATTAGCTTGTAGTTCGTCTACTTCACTAAGCTCTGAAGGAATGTCTACACCCTGTTCTTCTAGGAAATCTACATCAACCATGCCCCAATACTCTAGTACTTCATAGCGTTCTACACCATGATCAGTTGCATAGTCAGATAAATCATCTTCCCAAAATTCTTTATTATAATTTTCACCAAGTTGAATGGCTTCATCAATTACATTGTCTCTAAAGAAAGGGCGTTTCTTGAGTTGACGCAATTGTGTACGTGACATTTTATGACGCTCAATTACATACTGAGCTTCATCCATGTTATTTGCATCAGGATCAGGATAGAAATTCCACACAGATACATGAGATACCTGTGGTACTGTTTTAATAGTAGGGCTATATTCACCCTCTTCATTCCAATGAGGATACTCTTTGTCAACAGCAAACGGACCTTTCATAACACCAGTACCAAATAACGCCATTTCAAATGCAGTATTACGAAGATGTTTACTTGCATTAGATTCTTCTAACTGATCTTGTATTTTTTTCTGCATCTTCTTTGCAGCTATCATGGCAGGACTAAATGTAACAGCAGTAGGTGTCATACCTGTGCTATTCTTTAAGCCATCAATTCCTTTTAGTTTATCAGTAAGACTGCCGAGCATTTCGCCTAATGTTTTACTTGTAGCCCCTTTAGCCAGTTCTTTACCATCACCTTTATATCCATATGGAGTTACAGGTTCATCTATTTCTGATTTTTTAAGTTGTTCAGGTTCTTTGGGATCAAAGCTTACATCTTCTACTATACCTTCTGGTAATTCAGTAGGGTCTACTGTAAGAGGAAACTTATTATTAGAAAACATAATTGATTCAAGTTGCTGATAGGCAGCTAATGTTTTAGTTTTAGTAATCTTAATAAAAACTCTTGACTTTTCAGCTTCAGTAAATTGTACATCAGGACTATAAATGCCACGGTAGTTTCTATATGCAGCTAACCAGCGTTGTTCATCTTGATTACGATAGTCTTCTGCACGTTTAAAACGTCCCTCAATGTAAGGAATAATGTTATTGGTTTGATAATCGTCTATAGAAGACTGCTCACTATCTTCTAGTACTATTGATTCGTCTTCAATGAATGTATTATCTTCTTCCATTTATATTTCCTTAATATCCAAAAGTTGAGTCTGCCATTGGCATACTGTTCTGAGGTGTGCCTCTACTGTCATAATCAAATATACTAAAACGTGGACGAGACATTATACCATAACGTAATGCATCATACAAGTGATCTTCAGCATGGGTATCTACATCTTCTGGATTCTTTTTATCCAGTGGTATAGCAGGTAGTTGTGAAATAGTTTCAGTACAGGTATTAAAAAATACCATACGTGCTTCCTCTGTAAATTCATCTACTTGTAAACGTCTGTGTATTTCATTCTTACCAGCTACACGTGAGCCTTTACTTCTATCTGATGGACGCCAGCGACAGCCCCTCATAATCATTTGTTCTGCTAGGCTAGGGCCAGTGTCACCACGTTTATGCCACAGTGACGAGTCAAGTACGCCATACCGCATATTACCATCACCAGCCTCTGCCTCAAGTACCATGTCTGCTAAATCTACCGCAAGTACTTTAGATACATACAATTCTCTATACACTACCAACTGTTCATCAGGACTAACCGCAAACCATAAGACTCCTGTGTAACTTCCGTAACCATAATCACAAGCTCTAAACTTAACCCAGCTATTAGGAATTTCAAAAGGCTCAATGACATGATCGTGTCTGTTAAACTCAGTGAAGGCCGCACCTTCTTTAATGTCCCAATCACCGTCTAGTAATTGCCTACGTTGTTGCTCTGGTAGTGACAAAAGCATTGCTTCATAGTCACCCTGTTGCGACAGGTACGGATTGTCTTTTAGTCTTGCAGGAATAAACCTGCGTTTAAATAGTGGCTTACCTGCTTTAGCATGTCCTGCAGGATACTTTAATGGCTCACCTGTTTCAATGTCTGTAGCTATAAATGACTTACCTGCAGGTGATGGGTCTATAAACATTTTTTTAACCCAGTGATGGCCTCTGCCGCCGGGGTTTGTAGTTGCCCTCATACAAAGGGGTAACTCAGGGTCTGCCGATCTTAAACGTGACCTCATATAATTCCAAGCAAAAGGTGTAGCCCATTGGGTAAGTTCATCAAAACCGATCCAGCTAAAGGCCAATCCTTGATACTTAGTAACATCCTGATCCTTATCTAAATAACTCATCCATAGAGTAGCCCCTGATGGTGCAGTCCATTGCATCTTACGTTCTGACCATTTAATACCGGGCCAAATCTTAGGATACATTTCCTGTGATTTACTAATAAGTTCTCTTAATTCTTCTGTTGTGTGGCGTAGTAGTAGGCCGCTAAAGCTGGAATTACCCATGTACCTAAGAGGATCAGCAAGCATAGCGTAAGACTTACCCCCACCAGCACTGCCTCCGTACAGGACTTCTCTTTCACCTGCGGCAAGAAAGTTTGTTTGCGGTCCCTCATTCGGCTTAAAGATAACATTGTGGGTTTCCTCAACCTCTTTGATGTAGTCATGCTCAATTATATTAGGCTGGGGTAGCTCTTTCTTCGTTGTCTTTTTTGCTGTCAAGCCTTTTCTTTTCGATGGCTTCCGCTTTGGCGATTGCCGTTTTCGCATATTCAGCCCATCTGCGTAGGCTTGTAGCTTGTTGTTTTCTGCTTCGCTCATTTTTTACCCGTTTCATTAACCCTACATGGGAGATACTTCTACCTGTATGTGCGCTTAACCAATTAGCAACTTCTCTATATGAATATTGCTTTAAATACTTTTTAGCAAGTACTAACTTATTAAGTTCATCAGATATAGGTTTTAGTATCCTGTCATCTTCAGGATCAACTATATACCCAAAAGGTATTGTACGTGAAATTCGGGGAATGTCAACCCATTCATTATCAACTTTTACATCAGTGGGTTGTGGTAATTTCCATTTGCCTAGTGGCCTAGTCATTGCATAAACAATTATCTGTGTCTTCACCACAGTCACAAATTTCTTTATTCTTAGCTGGCATTAACATAACGCCACCTTTTGCTTCTACTTGCATCTTTTCTGTTTTAACCAATCCAGTGCGGTCCAGTAGCTCTTTTGCAGACGCAACTTTGTCTTTAATACCCAGTTCAGTGGGGTCGTATAAACCACCAACAATAGCCATTGCAGCCTTTGGTGCATTCCTTGCCATATACATTTGAGTTGCTTCAAGTACTTCTTCCTTTATGCCTCTAATTAAATCACTAGTACTGTAGGTATCTGAGTACCCCGCTAGTTTCTTAGCAAGTACTACATCACCACCTGCACCATCAAACAGTACATTAAGAAATGTTTGTTGTTTTTCTGTAAGTGTACGTGCCATTATTTTAGTTCCTTTATATCATTTCAAAGTGTGGTGCATCAATGAACGGTCTGCGACCTTGTGATCTACGCAGGTCTACATAGCTATTCATAGCGTCTTCCATAGAACCGTCCCACTCAGCAATGTTACCTACACTCCAAGCTGCGCCCCATTTAATAGGTACACCATGAATACGTGCAGCATCAGCCATAGCGTCAGCTAAATCATCATACATATTTAAAGCCCATGTAATGTTAGGGCCAACATAGGCTACCAGATCAACTGCACGACCCTCTAGGTGTTTACTTTTCATAGTTTGTGATGCACCCTTAGCTACTAAAGCCTTTTGTTCTTCTACGGTACGCATACCGCATGTAACTCCAAAGTCTACCTTAGTCATGTCAATAGCTGTATTAACTACAGTTATTAGCCCTGCATTAACGCCATTAAGTCTATCTATGCTACGTGATGATAACTTAAAACTCATTTGAATAGTCCCCCTTTACGCATGTCGTTGTTGCCTGTTCTAATAAGACCGCCTTTGTTTTTCTTTGTAATAGGTTCATCACTACCTTTACCGAGCCTATCTGCAGTACTTTTATTTATTTCACGTTCAGCTTTGTCTGCTTTTGCTTTTTTTGTTTTATTATCACTATTAGTAGAACGACCAGTGCTATATCCTTTATCAGACATAATTTGCTGCACTTTTCTTTCTAAAACTTTTTCATTATTTTTTCTTAAAATAGGCTGAAAAGGTTTTATAGTCTTCATATATTCTTTTCTTAAAGCCGTTCTTCGTTTTTCTTTTTCATAAGATAATAAATCAGTTTTATTAAGGTTATCCATTCTGCGTTTAAACAATGCCATAGCTTGTTTTACCTGTAAACGAGCTTGTTTAACCTCACGATTATCTGGCCTTGTATTTGCTTCAGTCTTCATTTTTGTTTCTCCGCTATGAGCTTTGATTGCTCTCGTATTAACTCTTGTTGTTTTTCTAATGCAATAAACTGCTTATCCAACTCAGATAGTTGAGGGATAAGTATTACATTATTTCTTCCCAAAGAATTTACTCACTGACCTCATACCAATACTAGCTGATACAATTCCACCAAGAGCAATCTGATACCATTGAGGCATTACTTCCAGTGCAGCAAAACCTCTTGCTACT